GTGCTGAATAATCTTTTGTTAATGCTTGTTCTAATTCAGGTTTTATTTGAACATGTTTTCTATCTTCAGGCAGCATTTGTTGTATTGATGGTTTTTGACCAAAAACTTGATCTGGACTTTCCATTCCCATCATTGATGCTAAACCGGCTCTTCCTGCTAAGGCGTCTGTAGAATTTAATTCTCTATTGCCCATTGAAGCCCAATTATCTGCTGCAGTTTCCTGCATAACCTCGTTTAATAATGGGTTGTCGCTGAATGTTTGGGTAATTTTTTCTTTCTTTTTACGTGTAGTTTTTTCTTTAATTGGTTGTCTATTTCCTAATTCTTCTTTTAACGCAGACCTTACTTCACGTTTGACAACTTCTCTAATTACTCTAACTAAATCAGATTTTTTCATATTTTTTTCTCCTAGCGTTTGTATTCCTTATATAAATATCAAACAGTTTGGTTATTTGTTACGACCAGGGTAACGTAACTCCAGTTGTTGTATGAATAGCTATTCCAGTCATAAACCACGGAACAGTTGCTGCAGTTATTAATCCAGGCATTGTACCCTTATTATTTGATGCACTTATTTGAGATGCAAATTGCTCCCAACCAGGATATGGGCTTGAAGGCGGAACAGCTGCAAAATTTGGTAACATTCCTAATGCTAATGTTGCTGCAAATGCCGTTACTCCAGATTTCATTATGTTTAATCCTTGTGGAGCATCTGCTGGGTTAAACTTTTCAAACGCTCCTAAAAATATACCAAATGCTGCAGATTTTGCTGCCTGTCCTGTTGTTGATGGGGGAATTGGATTACCGAAGCCAATAAAAAACGCGTCGGCCCAAGCGTTTGCAAATGCAACAGCGTTTGGTGGGTGGTTTGCTTCTATTCCTGATAAAGCTGATTGAAATGCTGGTGGTAAAAATGGCATATTTATAATGTGTAATTTTGTGGACTTAAAAATGATTTAAGCCTACTTTTAATTGATGAATAATCTGCTGCGTTAATTGGTGGACCTGAAGGACCAACCGGTGTTGGGTGGGTTTCTGCTGCTAGTGCGTCACATAGTTCTTCTAATAATCCCAACAATGTATCACCTAAAACTACAGGTTCAACAGCATCTAATCCTAAATATATTTCAGGACTATTTATTATTGCAATATCTCCTGAATCAACGTTGAACGTTCCATTGGTTGAAATTCCTACACTTTCGTCAGATATTAATAATATTGAATCTGTTCGGGCGTTAAATAGTAATCTGTCTGAATTTATTACTACTTGTTGTCCTTCATATATGCTTGGTGGTATTAATGCCATAACTTTTCTCCTATACTAAATTGTCCCATGTTCCATGGTCTCTAGGTACTTTTGAAAACATACCTGCTCCTGGGTGATATTCCCAATGCCATCTTTCTTTTGCAACAGCTCTAATAAAGCCATATTGGTGCATATTTGCAACTAGCCACCTCCAAGTTTTTGTTGTTGTGGAATATGGTGATTGACTTTTACCCATTCCAGTTTGAATATCAAAAGCCTTACCGTTTTGGTGGTTTGAAAATCCTGGACCAGCAGTTAAAGGACTGAAATAACCAGTTTGTCTTATTTGTTTTGTAAAACCATCACTATATTCTCCAGCAGCTGCTTTTAATCCTGATTTTTTACCACCAACCTGGGTACCAGAATTTTGTCTTCGAAGAGTCATTTGACCTGATGTCGACCAACCTGGTCCAGATGCAGCTTCCATTGGTCTAAACCCACTATTTAATTTTACACGTACACCGTCTTTTTGAGCCGCCTGTTTAACTGTTAGTAATTTATCTGCAAACGCTTTATTTACAATTTTACCGTCAATAACAACACAAGTTATTGTTTCAGTATATTTACCTCTTCTATATGCATCAAATTCTCCAGCGTCTTCTAATTCTTCAACAGCTGCAGATACTTCTGCATCTGGTGGTACATCTGTTTCTGTTGGTGGAACATCAGCTAAATCCTCTCCATCTTCTGCTCCACCTCCACCTGCAGCCGCTTTTGCATCTGCACTTCCTCCTGGACTAGCTGCTCCACCTGTTGGAGTTTCAGGAGCTTCTGGTCCTGCTATTTGTTCTCTTTTTTCTTCGGTTGCACCTACTCCTGCAGATGCATATGAATCGAAGTTTGTTGATGCTATATCTATGGGTAATTTTTGTGAACTACATAAAAATATTCCACTAGAATCTTGATTTATGTTTTCAATGTGGTATGAAGATCCTTCAGAAGCGTGGCCATTAGAAATTATAGTTATTGGGTCTCCATCATCACCAGTAGAAGACCAATCATTAGGTGTTGCTGGTTCTGTAACAGTACTACCAAATCTTAAACTTTGGCCCCATCTACCTTCATATATTATATCTCCTTCATATGGAAAAACTCTTGCAATTGGTTTTTCAACAAAGGTCGACCCAAAAGGAATATCATCTGCTCCACCTTTAGAATTACCAGTAAAGCCTCTATAATTTTTAGTTTTATCTGCGTCTGGGGCGTTAATATCATAACTAGATGCTGGTAGTCCATTGTGATTAACATAGTGCCAAACATTTACAACAGACATATAATATTTTGCTTTACCCTCAGTTATTAATTGTGCAGATGTTGCAGGTGCAGATATTAATAAAACTATTTCCCCAAGTAATGGATATATTGATGCATGGGATTGTAGTGGATTATACCATGCCAAATTATCAACAGGTTGATTAAATTGTCTAACAAGAGGCCTTGCCATTACAGCACCTATTGTTCTCCTTCTATCAGCATTAAAGGAAGGGTGGGTTGGATCCATAATTATATCAACAACCTCTGCAGCCTCTATAACCTGATTTTTTACATCCTGGGCAGCAGCTCCTCTTGATTTTTGTGGATTTGGATTACTTGGTTTGCTTGACCTTACTCTTGGCATCTTCTTCCCATTCTACTTTCTGTGAAGCTTCTTTTACAGTATTTAATAACTGCTTTTTTTCATCGTCAGATAAACTAAAATCTGTACCTTCTGCTTCTGTTCTTGACATTGCTCTCTGTATGATACTAGCCATTTTTACTAGTTGGTCATCATTTTTTATGCCCACATCAAGATAATCCTTTATTAGTGGCACAAGAATAGTAGCATCAGTTATATTTTTAACTAATGGATGCAATTGAGCAATCAATGAATTAATTTGTTTTTCCTTCTTTTTTGAATTAGTATGTATTTCTTTTAATAAATCAGAAAAACTTTTACCTTCAAATATTTCGTCTTGAAACATAATATATCTCCGTCTTTACTATAAATATCAGAGTCTTGGGAAAATAAAAAAGCCCGGAGATATTATCTCCAGGCTTAATTAACTATTTATGATTTATCTACTACTTCTTGATAAAAAATGATGCTACTAGAATTAGTACTACTAATCCGGCAAATCCTCCTTGACCAAATCCATTTACTAATGTAGTAAGATTTGCGATTACATCCATTCCAAATACTGATCCACCAGTTAATACGAACCATAAGATCGTTACTGGAAGAACAGCCATAAGAACTGTTAATAATCCGCCAAAGAATCCTGTAATATATTTAATTACGTTTTCCATTTTTGTTTCTCCGTTTTTTAATTGTTAATAATTTCGAGAGCATTTACCCACTATTGGGTTTTAATTAAAATTTAAGACCAAACCCTAATGTAAGGTTTGTAGTCTTCTCACTAGTATTATAAACCACTTTTGGGTCTATATAAATACCTTTGTGAATTGTGAATAATCTACCTACACCAAGACTCAATGTCTCAGTATCAAGTCCACTTGTTGCAGCGTACACAAAATATCCCTTTACAAAATATCTTGCATGGAAGTCCATTTCCATGTCCACTGTTGAGTCTGCTTGTGATACAGATAAACCTACCATTAGGTTATCCATTACACCATATCCTACAGTTGGAGCAACTGCCCAATCTGTCCAAGATACGTTTGCAACGTCTCCAGTACCAACGTACCAATCGCCTTTTGTTTGTGCTTGTGTTGCTAAAATAGTTGCACATGCCAATACTACTGTTAAAATAATGTTTCTCATAATTTTCTCTCCTTGTTTAATTTGCTTAGTTGAATGCTCTCTTCGTTTAAGACTTTATTGAATAACCTTGCGCTATTCTTGTAACCTTTATTTAATAACCTATTGCTATAACCGAATATAAATATACTTTATATCCTAAATATATGCTCCGTTTTCAAATCTTTTATATAATTCTTTGAAATCAAGTTTTATGACATTGACCACCTTTGTGATATGTTGTGTTTTGGTGTTAGTCATTTCTCTAATTAAAATGTATAATGCTTTTTTGTTGAAAATTTCTATGTTTTTTCTGTCTTCGAATAGCTTTAATGTTGCGTAAGCTATTTTTTTATCTCTTTGGGATTTGAATTTTTCATCAACCTTTTTACTATAATATGTGACAAAACTGTCCATGAATGTATCTAGCCCGTCTCTTTTATCTTGTAATGCTTGTTCGGCGCCTAAATCTCTCTTTAAATCTATAACAGTTATTGGTGCCTTATTTTTTAAATCCTTATAATTTTTATTGTTGTTTTGTATCAAATAATTTTTAGTTATTTGGCCAAAGTATGAAAAAGCCTTTCCTTTTCCAGGTGTAAACTTTTTCATTTTTTCTATTAAAAAAGCTATAACTTCTTGTTGTACCTCTCGAGTTCCACCGTCAAAATAATAAAACTTAAATGTATGTATAATATTTTCAGACAATTTTTCAAAAGGGTGTTTTATAAACTCATTATAAACTTTGTTTTTTAATCGCATATTTTCTTCTATATTATATGCTATTATGGCCATTTCAGTTTCATCTGTAAAATATAATTTTCTTTTTCTGGGTCTACCTCTTCTTGCAACTGCTGGTAGTAATGCTTCTTGTCTTTCTTTTTCTCTTAATTTTTCTATATCTATATAGAATTGTTCAACTGGACTAATCATTATTTTTTAACTCCTCTAAAGATTCTATAGTTTCTTTTATAGATTTAAAAACTACTCCTACTTCATCATCTGATTCAAATATATTTTTAGAATCTAAGTCTTTTATTTTTGTTAATATATTATCCAGTGAAACACCATATCCTAAAATCCAATCTGTTGCCTCTTCGTTTGCTTCTTCTAGTTTTTCTATTTTTGTAAATAGATTCCAGTTAACATAAATACTAGCAAACAATAATAGAGTTATTAAAATATCTATAGATATATTATACATTATGATTCTCCAAATAAGTCCTTAAACATATCTTGTACTGGTGTACCATTTGTAGCTGTAGATATTTTAACCTTTTTAGCACTAGGTTTTTTAATTAATGTTGTTTCTCTTGGTTTTGTAAACGCTGACTTTATTTTACTACCAGATTTCCAAGCTTCATATTCTATTCTGGAAGCCATGTGATCTGCATGATGTAGAATTATTGGTAAATTATTCCATAAAGCTTTTTCTTTTCCCCATGGTTTAAGGTAAGAATCATTTGCAGAATCATATACACCATCATGGGTTAATATTCCTATCATTTCATTTTGAGAAAATTGAATTTCATATTTTGAAAGCAACCATATGCTTCTATGCGGTACTGTCATGTTTTGTATATTTGGATTAGGATCATATATTTTACCTTGGTTTTTTCTATGCCATTCACTAGGGTTTGGTATATAATAATCGTTATCTATATCTCCAGCCTTACCTAAGTCATGATTAAGAGCACAAAACATAATTTCTTCCTTAGTATATCCAGACATATCAGCACCCATTTCTTCCCATTGGATATATAATCTTTCAGTACAATCCATAACCCTTAATACGTGGTCTACATAGCCACCAGCAAAACAATTATGAAAGTGTTCTATTCCAGAGGCCGGTGCAAGCATCATTCTTTCTGAAAGGTCACTATATAATTTTAATAGGTTATTTTTTCTATCACCATCAAAGTTATCTGCTATTCTTGTTTGTAGTTGTTCCCAGTTTTGTACTATTTGTTCTTCTGTTAATTTCATATTATTTTCCTATTTTTTTTCCTAATATTAATGGGGATCCGTCTTCATGCTTAGATACTTGAAAACAATTAGACTTTTCCCTAATAATTAATTGTATACCTTTGTATGATGGATAATTTTTATAAATGTAATCTGTTATTTTTGATATTGTTTCTTCTGTCATTATTATTCTCCGTATAGACTAAATTGTTTAGGTGGTTCAGGGGCTTTTTCTAT